GAACTTCCCTCGCTCAGAGAGGGTCTAGAGTTCATTGGAACCGCTGACATCATCTTCGGTCATAACATTATTGGCTATGACCTTGTGGTGTTGAAGCACCTAACAGGTTGGATGCCCAATGATAATCAACAAGTGACTGATACCTGGATACTATCTCAGATAAACCAATATAAGCGTGATCATAAACATGGTCTCGAAGGTTGGGGTTCTAAGTTAGGATTTCCTAAATTACCCTTTGATCAGTTCGATTCTTACTCTAAAGAGATGCTTACATACTGCATCCGAGATGTAGAACTAAACGTAAAGGTATATAAAGAACTTGCTGAAGAGTCTGTTAAAATCCTACGTAAGCACCCTAACTTTAAGAAGGGTATTGAAGTAGAGATGGAGTTCTCTAAGATAGAAGCAGATATCCGTAACAAAGGATGGATGTTTGATATGGCAGGTGCTCAGACACTACTCACTAATATCAATAACAAGTTAGATGCTATCGAGCAGGTACTAGAACCTAAGATCGGTATGCGCTGCATTAAGATTGATAAGCCTGATGAGTATAAAGAACCAGCTTGGCGTAAGGACGGATGCTATACAGTGTCTACTGTAAAGCACTTCGGTTATACACAAGAGAGTGGTAGAGAAGATCGCCCTATTGCTGGTCCATACTGCCGAGTATCTTTTGAGCAAGGTAAGATAGGATCAATTGAAGTCGTAAAAGACTGGCTGTATTCTATTGGATGGGTACCTGATGAATGGAATGTTGAGCGTATCAACGGTAAATTCGTAAACAAGTCTCCTAAAATTACAGAATCAAGTCTAGAGAACTTAGGTAACGATGCAATGTTAGTATCAGAATACTACACTGTACGTAGCCGTAAGGGTATTCTCGAAGGATGGATTGAGGAAGTAAGGAAGTCACCTGACAATAGACTTCATGGTCGTATGTGGACTATCGGTACACCTACTTTCAGATGTCGTCATGAGGTAGTAGCTAACCTACCCTCAGTAGACTCTGTTTATGGTAAGGAGATGCGATCACTTCTTATCTGTGAAGAGGGTACTACTATTGTAGGTGCTGACTCAGCAGGTAATCAGATGCGAGGTCTCTGTCATTACATTGGTAACGATGAGTTCACTAATGAAGTGATTAACGGTGACGTACATCAACGTAATGCTGATGCGCTAGGTGTCTCTCGTAAACTAGCAAAGCCTTTCCTGTATGCCTTCCTATTCGGTGGTGGTGCAGGTAAGTTAGGTCTAATCCTAAGTGGTAAACGAGATACTAAACTAGGTCAAGAAGCTATGGATAAGTTTGAGAAGTCAATTCCTGGATTGTCTGAACTTAAAGACAAGCTGATGACGCAGTATCAGAATACCTCTAATGCCTTTGGTAAGGATAAAGCTTTTGTACGTGGTCTTGATGGTCGATTAGTATTCGTGTCATCACCCCATCAGGTACTTAACTATATCTTACAAACAGCTGAAGGTATTACTTGTAAAGCAGCTGCCGTATACCTCAAAAGAAAACTAAGGGATCGAAAGATCCCACATTACTTTGCTCTTCATTATCACGATGAAGTAGCAGTTGTCTGTAAGGATGAGCACGTAGAAGAAGTACGTGAGTTATCTATCGAAGCTTTTGTTGAGGCTCCTAAGTGGTTTGATATCACTTGTATGGGAGGTGACGCTAAAGTAGGTAAGAACTATGCAGACGTTCACTAAGAAAGGAAGAGTATGATTGCACCAGACGATCAATTCGACTTAGCGATCATTGATGCTGATAGTATTATCTACCAGATAGCTCACTACCAGCCATCACCAGCATTAGCTAAGAAAGCTTTTGACGATAAGTTAAAAGAGATTATGACTAACACAGGCTCTTTATCAGGCGCTGTATTCATTAAAGGTACTGATAACTTTAGGTATGATGTTACTAAAGACTACAAAGGTAACCGTAAGGATACCCTTGAACCTGAAGTAAAAGATCGTATCGAGATGCTATACAAGTACGCTAAAGACTTCTGTATCTGTTCCGATGGAGCAGAAGCAGATGACTACTGCGGTATAGCTGGAGAGTTAGCAGTACAAGAGAATAAGCGCTATGTTATCTGTCATATCGATAAAGACTTAGATACATTGCCTGGATACCATTATAACTTTAGGACTACAAACCTATACTATATGGAACCAGAAGATAGTTATCTATTCCTTATGACACAGTTACTTACGGGTGACTCAACAGATAACATTAAAGGTCTTAAAGGAGTTGGTCCAAAGACAGCAGAAAAGATTCTTAAGGATGTACCTATTAACCAAGTATGGAACAAGGTTATTGATACCTGGCGTTCCAAAGCAGGTTATAATTGGAAAGAAGATTTCACCAAGTGTGCTAATCTAATCTACATCCGAGAGTATTCAGAGGATTGCTATGGATTAACATACGAACAACTAGAAGAAAAATTATCATGGACGATTACGGACACTGGATCCCACTCAGTGATAGACCAGACGGAGCCTTTGGATTCATCTACTATATCGAAAACCTCATCACAGGAAGAAGATATATTGGAAGAAAGCAAATCGTAAGTGTCTCTATGAAGAAGGTTGAGGGTAAGTCTCGCCGAGTTAAGACTACTAAGGAGTCTGACTGGAAGACTTATACTTCTTCCTGTAAGGAATTAAACGATGACATTAAAAAATATGGAAAAGAAGCATTCATCTTTCTTATCTATGATTGGGTATACGGAAAAGGGATGCTTACATACCGTGAAGTACAAGAACAATGGCTTTCAGAAGTACTCTCTAGAGAAGAAACAGAAAGTGGCGAAAGAGTCTGGTACAACGGCAACATTGGTGCAGTAAAATTTATTAAACCAAAGCTATGAAACAAAAGGATGATAGAAAACGATACAAAGAAGATGATGATGTAAACCCTAAATCGGAATACCGAGATCAATTCAAGCGTAAAAGAGACACTCAAAAGTCTGCTAAAGAACGTAGGAGAATGATAAGGGAGATCCGAGAAGATCGAGATTGGAACTAAGTAAATGAGCAGATGGTATCACGCAGCGTGTCCGAAGTGTAGCTCATCAGACGCATTCTCTTACAAGGATGATGATGAGTTCGGCTTCTGTTTTAGCTGTCAGAAAAGTAGTAAGATTAACTCAGAGGAAAAGCCAATGGCTAAAATGATTTACCGAACAGAACTAACCCTAGAAGATATTAAGTCCTACGATACCCGTGGATTTAAAGAGAGAGGTATTACTAAACCTGTAGCTGAACACTACGGTGTACGAGTAGCCTATGCTGAAGATGGTACAATCGAATCTCACTTCTATCCTTACACAAAGGATAACGTTGTGTGTGCCTATAAGGAACGTAAACTTCCTAAAGACTTTGTTATTCATGGTGACTTTAAGAACACTCAGTTGTTCGGTCAAAATGTATCTGACTCAGGTAAACGACTGATCATTACCGAAGGTGAATTAGATGCGTTAGCGGTAGCACAAGCTCAATATGATAAGTACAATAGGTTCTTCCCTGTTGTAGCTATCCCTTCTGCTTCTGCTACCTCTATCATCCTTGCTCAACGTGAATGGATTAGGAACTTCGATGAAGTTGTCTTGATGTTTGATAACGATGAGCCTGGACGTAAGGCTGCTGAACAAGCAGCTAAGATTATCGGCTACGAAAAGATTAAAGTAGCTAGCTTACCAGAGAAAGATCCTTGTGATGTATTAATCAAACATGGTTCTGAAGCTCTTATGCGTGCTATGTTTGATGCTCGTACCTTTAGCCCAGCTGGTGTAGTTAAAGGTGATAATGTATGGGAGCAATATCAACGTAAACAAAACACAGTATCCCTTGCTTATCCTCACTGCTTAGACTCTCTCAATGATAAGTTGTATGGTATGCGTCAGGGTGAGATCGTATTGTTTACTTCAGGTACTGGCTCAGGTAAGTCAACAGTAATTAAAGAGATTGTTTTAGAAATCCTAGCTAAGACAGATGATATGATTGGTATGGTATCCTTAGAAGAATCTATCGGTGATACTGCACAAAAGTTTATTGGTATGCAGCTCAAAAAGAATCTTAACAGAGATGATGTCTCTGAAGCAGAGCAGTATGAAGCCTTTAAACAAGTGTTCGGTGATGAACGACTGGTACTGCTTGATCATCAAGGTTCTGTTAGTGATGAGTCATTAGTAGATAAGATGGAACACCTAGCACTAATGGGTTGTAAACATATTATCCTTGACCATATTACTATTGCAGTATCTGAAGGTAGTAAAGGTAAAACAGGTAACGAAGCTATTGACTCAGTCATGTCTGACTTACTTAAGATTACTAAGAAACATAACATCTGGCTTGGTGTTATCTCTCAC